CGGGATGTAGGTGATCTGGCGGATGTGGCCGTTTAGTTGGTTTGTATTGCTATAATGTCCAATAAACATCGTGTCAGCAGTTGCCAGCCCGCTCGTCGCAGTATCGGTGACTACGGTTCCTCCGTTCGCAACAAATGCGTAGTCATCCACTTTATACGCAGCACAAATTTTGCCGGTTTGCTGCCACGTGCCAAAACTTGTTGTTTGTGTATCGCTTGATTTGTAGTTCGCATACTGGCTGTTTAGCTTGCTAAGATCCACCAAGCGATTTCCAGCGGGAGAAGATGCCACATAAAGCCCAAGATAACGGTTGAAGTTCACGGCTGTTGATATTGTTGTTGCACTGATAAATAGCGTCCCCTCAGTCGCGCTATACGGAAACTGGCTCACGCCCACGCTTGCCACATCGGCGTTGCGGGTGACGGACGCAGCAGCCGTGGGGATGTAGGAGGTGGCGAAGGAACCTGCTTCAAGCTGCGCGCCCCATGCGAGTACATCAACGCTGTCGCTGTGCGTTGGCGTTTGCCCTCCACGAATGAATATGTCGTTTGCGTTTACAGCCGCCGAGGTCGTTGTAGTAAGAGAAAATCTCTGCCACTGCCCGGTTACAGTAACACTTTGAGACACTGATCCAAGTTGTAAAGCCATCGTGTAAGTTGACACGCCATCATATGATTTAAGCCACACTGATAACGTATGCGCTGCCGCAGTAGTTGTTGCAGCTTGCCTAATACGAACTGCATCGGAGGCGGTAGTTCCACCGTTTAGCGTGAGTTGAAGGCGATCAGCAGTTGAAGAACCATCTGGGGCAACACCGGCGTTTGCAGTTCTGACTGAATTTGTTCCAGTGCCGCCTATTAAGTTTGTCCAAGTTGCTGTGACATCAAACTCTGCCGACCGCAGCAGCAAATTCGTCCGCTGCTCTTCCACCAGCAGCCCCTTCGCCTCCAACGTCACCGCATCGTAGTCTAACCTCGGGCCATGTGCTGCTGCAGCGGAGGGGGCTGCGCCGAAGTTGGGGACGTAGGTGTCAAGCGAGGCGCTGTCGGAGAGCTGTGCGCCCCATGCATAGACAGCATCGCCAGAGGTTACGATGCGAATGCCGGGAGTTCGCGTTCCAGCAGACGGAGTAAGTGTGGTTGAAAACCTTTGCCAGTCCGCAGTTACCGTTGCCGTGACATAGGTCGTGCCGTCCACCGTGATCTGAATTGTGCCAGTGCCCGTTTTGCGCCGCAGCCAGATAGAGAACGTATAGGGGCTTGCGAGCAGGCTTAGAGAAGCCAGCAGCGTTCCGTTGCCAGCCGTAGCTGCTACATCAATGGAATTGGCAGACCCATTCGGCGCAGCAATAGCAACTTGGCTGTCCGTGGTATTCGTGTTCGTCCAGCCCGTAGTCAGGAGTTCCGTGAACCCCAACAGGTTCCGGCGCGTGCTCGGGTTATACATCGGGTAGGCAGAGGCATTCGCCTGCATGCCGCCGAGGTCGGAGCGGTAGAGGTGGGCACCCCATGCGTAAATGCCATCAGTGCCGTTTGGCGTCCATGACGCTTCAAGGTCGCCACTTGTATAAGAGGGACTCAAAAAATTAAGCCCGAACGCCGTCGCAGTAGGCGATGAGAAGGTGATTGTACAATAGATCAGATACCAGCCATTGGCTAAGCTGGTAATTGTTGCAGCAGATACGGTTCCACCGCTTGCGTCATATGTCGCCAAAACAGAACCGCTACCAGAAAGGCTGAACGCTGCTCCAGCACCAGATGTCGCGCTCTCACGAAGTCCAACTTTTGTGTATCCATTTGCCTTAACGAAGCACCCAAAAGTATGAACTGTTGCGGTAAAGTTAGTAGTGTAAACGCGATGAGAGCCGTTTGTCGTATTCGGAACAATGAGGTCAGCCGTAGTAGTCCCGTTAGGAGCCGCTACTGCATTGGCCGTAATTGACGCAATGTTTCCGCGTGTCCAGCTACTCGTATCAAACTGCTCTGACGCCAGCAGCAGATTATGCGGTGCCCACTTGATGTAGCCGTTGCTGTCCGTAACGGTGGCGAGGCTTCCGCGCGAGAACGTGATGAGGTCAGTTGCGAAACCAGTTGTCGTCGGCATCAGCCCTGCATCCTTACGGCGCGATCATTGTGAACAAATCAATTGCAGATTTTACGATGAGAGAAGCGGCCCCATTAAAGGAGCCGCCCCTTAGTCAAGTTTAGGTAGCGGCCACGTTGCTGCCGACGAAGGTGGTGGCAGCGCGGTGCGGCACATTGAGGATGCCGTAGACCTTGACGGTCGCATCGGTGCCGGTGGTGCCAACGCCGTTCATGCGAACATAACGCTTGCTGCCCTTATAGCCGATGCCGCCGATTATCTTGTTGTCATCGCCATCGGCAGTGACAGACAGGGCAATCGTGCCATTAACCGAATCAGCAGCGACAATGGCCGCAGCGTCACCAGCAACGGTCGTGTCGGAGTGCTGGGCCGTGAATGTGAAGCCAGCAGCAGCGCCAGCATCGGTCACGGTATCGGTGGCAAGCATCAAAGTGACGGCATCAAAGCCACGGGTGTCAACCCACGAAGTAGCCCCGGCAGTGGTGCCAGAGAGGGTCACGGTGCCAAGCAGGACAACCTGCTTGTTAGAAAGCATATCACGCATCTCAAGAATCCTTCTTATCGGCGTGGTTGCGGAGCGGCGTTATTGCCGCCCCGCGTTAGTGCTTTAGGCAGTGAACTCGATCAGCTTGAGAGCCTCGAAGTTCACGACATCGCCGCCCACACGCTTCGTGGTGTAGAACTCAACGTAGGGCTTGGCAGAATAGGGATCGCGCAGAGTGCGGATGCCGAGGCGGTCCACGATCTGATAGGCTTCGCGCATATCGCCAACGGCGATGGAGAGCGAGTCCGTGGCCGGATCGGGCATGTCCTCGAAGGACGCGACCGGATAGCCGAGCAGCGAAGCGGGCTGACCGGCAGCGATGCCGGGAGACCACAGGTAAGCGCCGTCCGAGTCCTTGAGCTTGCGCGTCAGCTTGAGCGTGGCGCGGTTCATGAACCAGGTTGCGTTGGCGCGGTACTGCTGCTTGAGGCCATAGAGCGCGTTGATGAGAACATCGCCACCGTTCGGAGCGGCAGCAAATGCGCCGTTCACACCGGTATCGAAACGCTCGATGGTGCCGGGGAGCGTGGTGCCAGACGGGAAGGTCAGGAAGCCACGGGGCTTGTTGACGCCGTTGCCGACAACGAAAGCGTTGGCTTCGTCACGGGCGAACTTCTCGGCAACCTTGGAGGCAAGCCATGCTTCCATGTTGATCGAGGCGTCATCGAGCAGCTTCTGCGTTGCCTTGGGCTTCGCATAGAGTTCGTGGGCAGGAATGCGCCACTTGCCAAGCTGCGGCGTGTTGGTCTCAGGACGGCTGTCCGTTTCGCCAACCCAGCCCGAAGAGGCTTCGTTGAGATCGAACAGACCTTCGAGGGCATCAGAAGAGATGACCTGGATCGAGGCGTATGCACGCATCGGGCTGGTCTCGAAGACCTTCATCACGATCCGGCCAGAGAGGTCGGGATTGACCACGTAACCGCCATCGGGATCGGTGCCGACCGAGAGAGCCTTGCGCTCGTCCGGCCCCATGACTTCTTCGCCCTTGCGGAGGAAGGTGTCGAACGCGGCCTTGTAGCCGTCCATGTCGGCAGCGCCGAAGGAACCAGCAACAGCGCCACGGCGGCGGGCATTCATGGAAGCCCACTCCTGGGCCTTGCGGTCGAGATCGACCACTTCGCCACGCTCGTCGGTGACGATGCGGGACTGACGCTTGGAAGCCAGAACGGCCTCGTCAGCGATCTTCTGGGCCTTCTCAAGATCGGCTTCGATCTTCTGAAGCTTGGCCTCGGTCACGACATCGGCGCTGCCCTTCTTCTCGATCTGGGCAAGGCGTTCGTCGTTGGCCTTCTTGAACTCTTCGAATCCGGCGTGCAGCGCGTCAACCGCGCCGATGGCCTTCTTGATTTCCTCTGACATGCAGGGATTCCTTTAGCTTTGACAGTGACTGTAAAAGGGCATCGACGCCCTCGATTACGGCCTCTTCATCGCCAGCGTCCCGCTGTCTCTGTAGGGCTTTGAATCCGTGGAGAGTGAGAGCCACGGCCTCTTTACGGGAGTATCCTGCATCGCGCAGGAAACGCTCGAAATCTCTTTCAGTGGTGATCGATTTGACGTTCGTCACCTTTGCATCCGGCAACATCGGAAACGTCACAAGGCTGATCTCGAATAGGTCCACTTCCATCAGCTTGCGAACACGGCCATCACCCTCGGGGATGGCTTCCATTGTACGATAGCCGATAGACATGGAATCGATGGCCCCGGCGCGGAGAAGCGCCATTGCCTCGCGGCCTTTTTCTACTTCCTTGAGCAGACGGCCACGGACAAACAGGCCACGCTCGTCCTCGTAAATGTCATCCCAGACGCCAATGGGCTGGCTCATATCGTGCTGCCACAGCATCTTGACCTTACGAGAGCCGAGCGATTTTCGGAATGCGCCGCGTTCGACCACATCCATTCCCTGATCGACAACGCCGAAGACTGAGGCATAGCCCTCGAAGACGCCATCTTGATCCGGTTCGCGCTTGAGCGTGAGGGATACGTTCTTATGCTGGATCGGTTCGGACATGAACTTGTCGCCCTCTTCTCTGCGAACTATTGCGTTGGCCCATGACTTTCCAGGATCACCGCCCCAAAGCGCCCATGCGATGCGGCCAGCGGACGGATAGCCATCCTCGCCGGGCGAGAAGCCTTGGCCTTGCTTGTCCACCTCATGGCGGGCGAAGTAAGACACCATCCGCTTGACGGTATCGAGCGAAAGGTTGCGGCGATTCTTGATGTCACGAGCGCGGGCAACGCCGATCTCGGTGCCGCCACGATTGAACTCATCACGCCAATCAAGGCCGCGTGTGGCTTCTCGTGCCATTGCCTCGTTGGGAGAGAACCCATCGGCCTTGCCTTCCCATTTGGAAATGCAGACGGCATAACGCTGATCTTCATCGGGAAAATCAGACATTGCCTCCTCGTCGCTCATGCAACGGGAGATGAACTCGTCTTCGTTTTCGGTCGGGCCGGGGCTAGGCATGAGGGGAATATATCATTGCTTGATTGAAATCACAACATGGCCTCAAGGGCGGCTTCGTCTACGATGTAACCAACGGCGCAACGGCAGTTGATAACCTCATCGGCGGGGCCGGATGGATCGCCGGGAAAGGCTAGGTCAGAATCGCCCACGCGGAACGTATCGTCCATTCCGACAACCTGACCGTTTGCCTCGCGGTGCGTCTCTCGGGTGCGGTCATCGGCAGCGGACAGCCACTCGCGGGACAATGGCAAGCCGGTCTGCTTTGCGGCCTCCTGTGAGCCGTAATTGGCAGCGCCGTGCGTCTCGGTGCGGGCGATCACCTCTGCCCTGTAGGACGAAATCTGCGGCACCAGATCGAGGATGTATGACGCAGTGCCGCGTTGGCCCAAGCCGTCCTCGTATCCTTTCCGAACTGCCCGAATTATTTGATCGCGCGTGGTTTCAGTAACCTCTGTGATGCGGCGGCGAATCGCCTCTTGCTCAATAAAGCGCAACGCCCTGCGCGTCATGATCTGGGCGAAACTCTCTTTCGTCTCCAGCTTCAAGCCTCGCGCCTTGGCTTGCTCCATGATGCGAGAGCCGAACGTGGTGATCGAGGCAATTGCCATCTGGCGATAGGTCGCCTCGATGCGATCACGGAAGTCGCGCGGCAAGATGACGTTGCCGGTCTGCTCCCAATGCTCGACCATCTCACGCATGGCGGTTGCGATCTCACGCTGAAGACGGCCACGGAATTGAACCGTCAGCCTATCGAGCAATGCGCCTTGACGGCGCACCTCGCGGCGGGTGTTTGAATCAACCAGCCTTCGAGCCATAGGCCAGTGCTTTCACAAGATCGGGGCTGAGTGGTTCCGGTGCTGGTTCAGTTGCCATGCTCAAAGGAATTTCGGCGGAAGAAACGAATAGCACATCACCGCCATCGATTGGCCCATATCCCTTCAAGGCGCGGCGTTCGTTGATGGTGAGGTCTTGGCTTTGGTCAGCCATCTGCCACATAGAAAGCCGCTTCTCGGCAATGGCCGGGATGCTGTCGATGTCAGGCTTGATCTCGACACCGTAGATGGAGCCGAGCCAATTGTTCCAATCATTGACGATCATCTGGAGCAGCGGTAGCGCCGTATCTTCCCAGAACGCCAGACGGGCCTCGGCATAGTTGGAATAGGTGTTATCGCCAGGAATGCCGAGGAGCTGCGGCGGCACGCCGAAGGCTAGGGCAACGTCACGGGCAGAAGAGAACTTTGCTTCGATGATGCCCATGTCGGTCGGTGACAGGCCCATCTGCTGCCAGTCAAGACCACCTTCGAGAAGCATCGGACGACCGGCGTTGGACGAGCCGGAATATTGCTCTTCGATCTGGGCCTTGAGGCGGTTGAAGTTCTCATCCGATAGCGTGCCGGAATCCTTGACGGTCAATGCACCGGAAGGCCGAGCCGAGTTCTGGAGCAAGGCTTGCATCCAGTTCATGGCTTCGTTGTTCTGATCGATGGCGTAGGAACCCGCCTCGATTGGACTCATGCCGTACCAATCGTTCAGCGGGTTGAACAGCTTCAAGTGCCGCACATCGCAGGTGAGGGTGCGCGGGTCCATCTCCCACCGCACCTTGTTCTGGCCGAGCGTGTACTCGTATGCAGACGGGATGCCATTGGATGACGGAACGATCTTCATGCGGTCGGGTCGAAGCTGGTAAAGCTCCTTGACCTCGCGGCCCACCATGAACCGCTCTTCGTAGCCGTTGCCCGAGATCATCAGGAACGACACCTTGGCGCGAACGTAATCAGAATAGGATTGAAGCGGATTCGGGCGCTCGAGCAGGGTGATCAACGGGTGGTCGACCAGTTCCGTCTCGCCACGGTAGACGCCAAGATTGACGGATGCGATGGCATCAGCGATCCGGTTGATGGCCTGATATGCCACCACGTTCTTGCCATAGGCTTCTTTGGCGAAGCTCTCGTAATTGCGTGGCGACCATACGGCTTGGCCGGGATTGATCACCATTAGCTTGGCGGCAGCGGATTCCTTGCGCTCTTGCGGGCGGCGGAAACGGTCAAAAAGTCCCATCTAGAACCTCACAAGGCGCGAACCGCAGGAGCAGACTGCGGCGCGGTCATATCGGAAATTGCACTCATTGCGGCGTCTATCATATCATCATGTGTGCCGTTGG